CAGGTTGCAGCACCGCATTCTTTTTGTAGCGACAGGGCTGTACTATCATCCGTATTTATAATATAAAAGTCTTTTTGTAATTAAGCTCTGAATCAAGTATATTTATACCCATGAGTATTAGTAAATATATATAATCCTTGGCAACACGAAAAGAAACCGCAGAACATCTTGATCTATCAGTTCAATCAATAAACGATTTGGTGAACAGGGGTGTAATACAAGTTAAAACAGGAAGATCTCCAATTAATTTGGATGCTGCTAGATATGCGTATCTTAATGAATTAAGAAAATCTGCTAGATATACTAGAAAAGATGGTACTGGAGATATAGCAGAAGAGAAAACCAAACTTACTGCTGCTCAGGCTAGAAAGGCTGAATTAGAGGTAGAGATTATGGAAGGAAAGCTAGTACCTATACAAGAGGTTGAAGAGTTTTTGATTGAGAGGTTTTCAAACGCCAGAGCTAAATGGCTTGGTGTTCCCTCAAAAATTGCACACAAAGTAATAACTGTTGATACTTTTGCTGAGGCAGAACAAGAAATAAAAGAAGGAATATACGAAGGATTAAACGAACTAGCTAATGATGGAATACCTGAAAAATATAGAACGAGTGGTAGAGACTACAAACCAAGTGTGGACTCCACCACCGAATCTGAAGATTAGCGATTGGGCTGATAACTACAGACGATTATCTCCTGAATCTTCAGCAGAGGCTGGAACATGGCGTACAGATCGTGCGCCCTATCAAAGAGAGATAATGGATGCCTTCAATGATCCTGATATACAAAGAATAGTATTTATGAAATCTGCACAGGTTGGTGCAACAGAGATACTTTTAAATGTTATAGGTTACTACATAGACCAAGACCCTGCACCCATGTTAATCATGCAACCTACATTACAAATGGCTCAAGCATTTAGTAAAGATAGACTGGCTACTATGATTCGTGATTCTGAAAAGATAAGAAATTGTGTTAAAGACCCAAGAAGTCGTGATTCAGGTAATACAGTATTATCCAAGAAGTTTGCAGGTGGCAACTTAAACATAGTCGGTTCTAACTCTGCTTCAGGATTAGCCTCAAGACCAATAAGAATTGTCTTGGCTGATGAGACAGACAGGTATGAAAGTAGTGCAGGAGCAGAAGGCGACCCAATATCTCTTGCAACTAAAAGAACAACTACTTTTTGGAATAAAAAGATATATATGTGTTCTACACCTACAATTAAAGGATTATCAAGAATAGAAACTGCTTTTGAAGAATCAGATAAACGCTACTACCATGTACCTTGTCCTGAATGTAATGAAAAGCAAGTTTTAAAATGGAAAGGTGTTGTTTGGGATGAAAACAAACCAGAGACAGCATCTTACGCCTGTCAAGAATGTGGTTCTGTTATAGATGAATCTAAAAAACAATGGATGTTAAAACATGGCGAATGGATAGCCACAGAACCTAAATCAGATACAGCAGGATTTCATATTTCAGAATTATACTCAGTTTGGTCTACTTGGGCTGATATGGCTAAATCATTCCTAGAAGCTAAAAAGAATCCTGAAATGTTAAAAACATGGATTAACACTGCCTTAGGCGAATCTTGGGAAGAACAGGGTGAAGCAGTAGATCATGAGACATTATTAGAAAGAAGGCTAAATTATGATTACACAACTATTCCTGAAGATGTTTTAGTTTTGACTGCTGGAATTGATACACAGAAAGACAGATTAGAATTACAGCTTGTTGGTTGGGGTAAGAATTATGAAGCATGGGTATGTGATTACAAGATATTCTGGGGTGATCCTAATAATATGACTGTTTGGACAGAATTAGACAATTATCTAAAAAAACGATTTAAAACTGAGTCTGGTAGACCTTTGCCAATATCTTGTGCTTGTTTGGATTCTGGTGGACATCATACAAACGCTGTCTATAATTTTACAAAACCAAGACAGGCTAGGAGAATCTTTGCTGTAAAAGGTTTATCAACAGCAGGAAAGCCAATAGCCAATAGACCCACCTTTGTTGGTAAAAATAAAGCAGTTTTATATGGTGTTGGTACTGATAGTGCAAAAGAAGCTATATTTGCTAGATTAGCAGCAGAACCAGATAAAACCACTTTGCATTTTTGCTCAGACCTTGATGAAGAATACTTTCAACAACTAACAGCAGAAAAAAGAATTACAAAGTTTGTAAGAGGTAGAAAAACTTTAGTTTGGAAACAGGTAAGACCAAGAAACGAGGCTCTTGATACTCTTGTATATAATTTTGCAGCTATTTACATCTTAAACCCAAATTATGACACTATTGAGACAAAAATAATGTCACAACCACTTAGAGCTAACAAAACACCAAAAAAGCGTGTAATTAGAGAGAATTTTGCTACTTCTTGGAAAAAATAAAATAAATCTGTTTTTTTATTGCAAAATATAATTAAAAGTCTAATATAAAGTAAGATTAATCTAATTTTTTGAGGTTTTTGCTTGAGCAATAAATTTGACAGAGCTAATTATCCAACCCAAGAACCTGACCAATTTGTGACAGGAGATAGGTTTGCATGGCAAAGACCAGACTTGGTCACAGACTACCCGTTAGCTGATTACACTATGACTTATCACTTTTCAGGTGATAGCGGTGGCGGTGGTACACATCACTTTACATTATCAGCAACAGAAGCAGATAATAATTACTATTTTGAAAAACCATCCTCTGAAACAGATAATCTAAGTGTTGGTGATTGGGAATGGCAATTATACGCATTTAGAACCTCAGACAGCGAAAGAATAACCCTAGACTATGGACTAGCTAAATTTGTTTATGGTGAATTAGATACAAATAACGATTTAAGAAGCCATGCTAAAAAAGTCTTAGATGCAATTGAGGCTGTTATAGAAGGTAGAGCTACAATAGACCAATCATCATTCTCTTTGGCTGGAAGATCATTATCAAGAATGTCAATTGATGAATTAATGACATTTAGAGACAGATATAACGCTGAATACAAAAGAGAAGTAAAAAAATCAAGAATAAGAAATGGCAAGGGCTCTGGAAACTCAGTACCAGTAAAGTTTGTTTCTACTGGTTCAGTAAACCCAACTAACATAACAAAATAATATGGCATGGTATAACAGAATATTTAATACTGGTAATAAAAAACCAGTGTTAAAAAGAAAATTTAAAACACAAAGAAGTTACGCTGGAGCAAATACAGGCAGATTATTTGCAGACTTTGTAACTAGCTCATCTTCTGCTGATGCGGAAATTAAAGACAATATAAGAATATTAAGAGATAGAGCAAGAGAACTATCAAGAAATGATGCGCATATCTCAAGATATTTGAATCTAATGATAAGCAATGTAATAGGCAAGTCTGGAATTAGAATAAGCTCTAAAGTAAGACTAGATGACGAAGTAAATTCTGGTAAATTAGATATTAGAGCCAATAATTTAATAGAAACAGCATGGAAAGAGTGGACAAAAGTAGGCAATTGCACTGCAAATGGCCGTCTTTCATTTTTAGATTGTCAAAAATTAGCTATCGAAGCTCTTGCAAGAGATGGTGAAGTTTTAATTAGAAAATTAAGAAAAGATGACAGTAAATTTGGTTTTCAGATTGAATTCTTAGAGGCTGATTACTTAGATGAAGATTTAAACAAGCATGATACATCTACAGGAAACGAAATTAAGATGGGCGTAGAAGTAGATGAGTTTGATAAGCCAGTTGCCTATCATATTTACAAACATCATCCATACGATAAAAATTATATGAATGATAACGAGCATATAAGAGTACCAGCAGATGAGATTATTCATATTTATATGCCAACAAGACCTAATCAAACAAGAGGTGTAACAAATATTGCAACTGTTATGGCAAATGTTAAACAGCTCAACGCATATTTAGAAGCTGAGATTGTTGCTGCAAGAGTTGCAAGTAGCAAAATGGGCTTCTTTACAAGTCCAGATGGTGATGGCTATGTTGGAGATGGTGAATACGAGGACGATTACAATCCTGTATCAACTGCTTCTGCTGGTCAGTTTGAGCAGTTACCAGCAGGTGTTACTTTCCAATCTTTTGATCCTCAACATCCAACAAGTGCTTTTGATAGCTTTACATCTAATGTTTTAAGAAGCATTGCTTCTGGTTTGAATATTTCATACCATGCTTTATCAAACGATCTTACAAGTGTAAATTACTCTTCGATCCGTCAAGGAGCTTTAGAGGACAGAAGCACGTATCAAATTTGGCAGCAATTCTTAATTGAACACATGGTCGAGCCTATTTTTAAAGAATGGATTGAAAATGCTATATCTTTTGGTTATCTAACACTACCAATAGAAAAGGTAGACAAATTTGCAGCTTCTACAACATATATACCTAGAAACTTTGCTTGGATTGACCCATTAAAAGAAATGCAAGCCAATGTAGTTGGTTTACAAAATGGAACAGTCACATACGCAGACATTAGCAGTGCGTATGGCAGGGACACAGAAGAACTTTTTGAACAACATCAAAAAGAGATAGAGTTAGCAAAACAATACGGAATTGAAATAGCATATCAGCCTTTTGGTGCTAAACTACCAGTAGAGGCTAACATACAAGGCGGAGACGATAACGATGGCTAAGCCTAATGATGGTATGAAGTCTGAAGCTAAAAAAGGTTTAGACTGGCGTAAAGAATTTGGTAGAGGAGGAACAAGAATTGGAGCTGAAAGAGCAAACCAAATCTTAAATAACGAAAATCTATCTGATGAAACTATTAAAAGAATGTTTAGTTTTTTTAGTAGGCATGAGGTTGATAAAAAGGCTGAAGGATTTAGACCAAGTGAAGAGGGATATCCTTCAAATGGTCGTATAGCATGGGCGTTGTGGGGCGGAGATGCTGGATATAGCTGGTCAAGAAGATTAGTTGAACAAATGAATGAGGAAAAAAGCATGGAAAATAAAGAAGATAGACATATTTTAAATGTAACTGAAACTGATGAAAGTGTTGTTGTTGAATATGCAAAACATGAAGCAGAAGAAGAAGTTGAAGAAGTGTCTGAAGAAATAGAGGATGTTGTAGAAGAAGAAAGCTACGATGAACCTGAAGAAGAAAGAAAGGTTGTTGATATGCCTATTAGATACAGAAACATTGACCTTTCAAGAGCAAAATTTATAGATGAAGATACAAGAACTGTACGCATAGGCGTATCTTCAGAAGAACCAGTGGAGCGATCCTTTGGTTTAGAAATACTAAGTCATAAGGCGGAAGATGTAAACATGGAGTTTATTAATTCTGGCCGTGCGCCTTTGCTTTTAGATCATGATATGACTAAGCAAATAGGTGTAATTGAAGATTTCAGACTTGATGAGACTGCTAAAAGAACCATTGCAGTAGTACGATTTGGTAAAAGTCGTCTAGCCTCCGAAGTGTTTGAAGATGTGAAGGATGGTATCCGTATGAATATTTCAGTCGGATATCGAGTAAATAAACTAATGAGAATAAAAGACTCTAAAGAGGTTGCATATAGAGCAGCTTGGTCACCAATGGAAGTATCTTCTGTTAGTGTTCCAGCAGATCAAAGCAGACTAGTTGGTGTTGGACGTTCTCAATCTTTTAAGGAGATAAAAATGGATAACGAAGTCAATTTAGACGAAGTTAAAGCTAAATCTGCTGAAGAAGTCAAAGCTGAATTAAAAAGAAACTCGCAAGAGATTTATAAGTTAGCTGAAAGACATAATCAAAAAGACTTAGCTGCAAGAGCAATCGCTGAACACAAAACAATTGAAGAGTTTAGAGGTGAATTACTTGAAACAATCGCAAGTAAGCCACTAGAAACTCCAAAAGACATTGGACTAAGCAAAAAAGAAATGAAGAGATTTAGCCTAGTAAAAGGTATTAATGCCTTAGCTAATCCTTCTGATAGAGCTGCACAAAAAGCTGCTGAATTCGAATTCGAATGCTCAGCTGCTGCTGCAGAAGCATATGGTAGAAACTCACAAGGTCTTATGTTACCACCTGAAGTGTTAAGAGAATGGAATCAAAGAGATTTGAATACATCCGATGACGCTGGAATAGTTGGTCAAGACTTCAGAGGTGGAGATTTTATTGACGCTTTAACTAACTCTTCTTCAGTAATGTCAGCAGGCGCTACATTATTAAGAGGATTACAAGGCGATGTAAAAATTCCTAAGAAAACTGGTACATCAACTGCTGCTTTCGTATCAAGCGAAGGTACTGCTGTTGCTGAGTCAGAAATGACTATCGGAAGTGTTAATCTTTCCCCAAAGACACTTGGCTGTTTTACAGATGTCACTCGACAACTTTTAACCCAGAGTTCTTTAGATGTTGAGAATCTTATCAGAAACGATATCGCACAAAGCATGGCTTTAGCTATTGATGCTGGTGCTTTAGAAGGTTCAGGTACCTCAGGTAATCCTACAGGTATTAAAAACACTGCAGGTATTAATACTGTAACTTTTGCTGGTGCTAACCCTACATGGGCTGAAACAGTAAATATGGAAAGCCAAGTAGCTGTTGATAACGCATTAATCGGCAATCTTTCATACATTATGAGAGCTGATGATTATGGTTCACTAAAAACAACTGAGAAAGCTACAGGCACAGCTCAGTTTGTTGTAGATAGAGATGGTAGAGTTAACAACTATAGTGTTGTTGTTTCTAACCAACCTACTTCAGGTGACCATTACTTCGGTAACTTCTCAGACCTATTAGTTGGATTCTTTGGTGGATTAGACATCATTGTAGACCCATACACTAACTCTTCTTCTGGAACAGTTAGAGTTGTTGGTATCCAAATGATAGATGTTGCTGTAAGAAATGCAGTATCATTCTGTTTAGGTAACGACGGATAATACTAATGGTATTAACCACTAAAAACGGCGGAGTTAATAGCTCTGCCGTTTCTACTATGAATAAATATTTAATTTTAAGAGATACAGTTGCTAACAAACAAAGGGTTTATGTTGGCGATGTAGTTGAACTCAATAATGCTGAAGGCTATGATCTCGTAGCTAATAAAAAAGCAGAGTTATATAAAGAAAAACCAAAAGCAAAAAAAGTAGATAGAAGTGTTGGATTAAAGAAATCTGATACGAAACCTACAAAAAAAAGAGCTAAGAAGTAATCATGCCAATGGAGTTTGATAGAGACTTTAACGGCTATTTGGATGCCACCTATGGCCATGGTATACAAGTCACATACACACCCACGGGTGGTACATCCATCTCTATAAACGTAATTTTAGATCAGGAATATGTTGATATTGATACAGCAGGCCTACCAGTTCAAGGATATAATCCAGTAGCACAAGTTAAGACTACTGATATACCAAGCATCGCTTTCGGCGATACAATAGCTGCTCCAGCCGTCAAAAACCTAGACGGAACAACTATAAAAGCAGCAACAAATTATAAAGTAATAAATTTTGAGCATGACAATTTAGGCATGACTTCATTGCTTCTTGAGGTTCAATAATGGCAAATCATGTTAGACAGCAAATCAGAGAATATTTTGGAAGTACATTGACTGGTCTAACCACTACTGGATCAAATGTTTATGAGTCCAGAGTTTACACATTACAAGATAATACCTTGCCATCTTTAGTCATATATACAAAAAATGAAACGTCTGAGCCAATAGTTATTGGAACTAATCGTCTTATGAGTAGAGAGCTGTGAGTTGTGGTAGAAGGTTACTGTAAAGCTACTAGCAATTTTGATGATACAATTGATACAATTAGTAAAGAAGTTGAAGAAGCTATAGCAGCAGATAGAACTCTTGGTGGTTTAGCTAAAGACGTGTATATTGAATCAACAGACATAGAATTTACAGGTGATGGGGAGCAGCCAGTTGGTTATGTTACCCTTAGTTTTTTAACTAACTACTATGTGCAGGAAACCAATCCTGATGTAGCGGTTTAACGGAGGCAAATTATGAAAATGATTAGTCCAAATGGTAAAAATTCAATAATAGCTCATCCTTCTAAAGTTGAGTCATTAAAGAATATGGGTTGGAAAGAGGAAGCAGTCCACTCGCAAGAGAAAATTAAATCTTCTTCTAAGAAAAAGTCGAAAGACGAGGTAGAAAATGGCAACACATAAAGGAAGTGAAGGAACTGTTAAAGTCGGTTCTGATGCTGTAGCTGAAATTAGGTCTTATTCATTAGAGGAATCTGCTGATACTTTAGAAGATACTTCAATGGGTGATTCTGCTAGAACGTATAAATCATCATTAACTTCTTTCTCAGGAAGTGTAGATGTATTTTGGGATGAGACTGATACAGCACAAAATGCTTTAAGCATAGGCTCAGAAGTAACTCTTAACGTATATCCAGAGGGTGCTGAAAGTGGTGATACTTATTATACTGGTACAGCTATTGTTACTGGTGTAACAAGAAGTGCATCGTTTGATGGTCTAGTTGAAGCCAGTGTTTCAGTACAAGGTACTGGTGCATTAACATCAACAACAGTATAAGAAAATGTCAGTTATAGATAACGCAAAGAAGCATTTTGATAGCATAGAAACTAAAATTATAGAAGTCCCTGAATGGGGTGAGGATGAAGATAGTCCGTTAAAGATTTATTGCAGACCAATCACTCTTTCAGAGACTTCTAAATTTATGAAACTAGCCCAAGATGATGAGGTGCAGCTTTTGGCTTATGTTTTAATTTATAAAGCATTAGATGAGGCTGGAGAAAAGTTATTTACTATCGCTGATAAGAAAACCTTATTGGAGAGGGTTGATAGAGATGTATTAATTAGAGTTTCAAGTGAAATGATGAACAATATTTCACAGGAACAAGTTAAAAAAAAGTAATTGAAGATAAGCAGCTATACATAAAATATGCACTAGCTGAAAAACTTAATAAAACTTTAGCTGAAATTGAAGAGATAACAGTTGAGGAATTTCAAGGATGGTTAGCTTATCTTGAGATAAAGGAAGAACAAAATGGCTCTAGGTAAAAGCATGAAGTATCAAATAGATTTGTTAGCAAATAACAAATCAGGTGCTGCTTTAAAGAAATTCAAAGGCGATATTAGTAGTGTTCAAAATCAAGTTGCTAGACTTGGGGCTACTATTGCTGCTGCTTTTGGTACTAGAGAGATAGTTCAAGCAGCCAATGTAATGATTGGTGTAGAAAATAGAATGAACGCCTTGACTGGTAGTGCTACCGCTACAGCAACAGCTATGGATAGCATGAAAAGAATAGCTATGGAGTCAAGATCAGATTTTGATTCTGTTGCCATGTTATATACAAGGCTTGCTTTAGCTACAGAACATCTAGGAACTACACAGGAGCAATTGTCTGATGCTACACAAATGGTAGCAAATACCTTTATTATTGCTGGTTCCCATACTCAAGAGGCAAATAACTCTGCTAGACAGTTAGCACAGGGTTTAGCTTCAGGAGCTTTAAGAGGTGACGAATTACGTTCTGTAATGGAAAACAACGTGATCTTAACTAAGATGTTGGCTAAAGGTCTTAACATGACAGTTGGTGAGCTTAGAGAGTTTGGTCATGCTGGTGGTTTGACTGCTGAAAAAGTATTACCAATAATGATTGCTGGAGTAAAGGAAACTAATGCAAAAATAGCAGAAATGCCTATGACTTTAGGCCAAGCTGGAGTTTCTATAAGAAACAGTTTTCAGTTTATGATTGGAGATATACAAAAAAGTACTAATGCTTTTGGGATTATTGCCGATGCTGCTGAATTTTTTGCAAAAAATATAAAAGAAATATTAATGCCAGCAATAATGTTATTAGCAGGAGCAGCTATACCAAAATTAATAACTTCTTTAAATTTATTAAGAATAGCACTTTTAGCTAATCCAATTATGGCAGTAGCCACTGCTATAGCTGGATTAACATCCGCTCTTATGATACTTGATAAGAAGACAAAAGGTTACGCTGGAACAGTTGAAGGCTTAACCGAGCATTTAGCTAAGTTGGAAAAATTTGAAAAAACATTACTTGAGCAAAGGGAAAAGGGTTTGCATTTTGCAAAAATGGGTGGTCAAGAGGAATTAGATAAAATACAAGCACAGATTGAAGAAACCAAACTACTTATAGAAGTAAGAAAAAATTTAAGTGACACAAGTTTAGATGGAACTGATGCTTATTTAGAAGCATTAAAAAAAGTACAAGAAGAAACAAAAAATTCTATTGTTATTACAAAAACTTTTGGAGAAACTATTGAGGGCAAATTAACAAATGCTTATCTTGATTTTTTTGATATAACAAGTAAAAAATTCTTAGAATTTAAAACATTAGCAATGAGTGTAACTCAGGCTGTAATAAGAGAATTATTGCAAGTATATGTTGTGCAAAAATTAGTTGCTGGCATAACTGCAAGCATAGATTCTTTCATGGCTGGAGGATCGACACAACAAGCAGCAGCTTTAACACAGTCTATACCTGACTTGCATCCAATATTAGACACAACCACTATAGGTAAAAGAGCTTTAGGTGGTTCGGTAAATGCAGGCAAATCATACATGGTTGGTGAATCAGGTAGGGAATTATTTATACCAAATCAAAATGGTCAGGTAATTAGTAATCAAGATTTAAGACAAATGGGAACAGCTCAAGCTGCACCAACAGTCAACTTTAATATATCAACAGTAGATGCTGCTGGATTTGACCAGTTACTAGCATCAAGAAAAGGATTGATAACATCAATTATAAATAATGCCATGAACAATCAAGGCAAAATGGGAGTCGTATAATGGCAGGACAATTTCCAACAGATCCAAATTTTAGAAGTATTAGTTTCACAAGTAATAGCCCAACATTAATAAATCAAACTCTATCAGGTAGAAGACAAGTAAGACAAATAGGAGCGCAATATTTTAGCTTTACAGTGCAAATGCCACCTTTACAACAAGAAAAAGCTCAAGAAGTATTTGCTTTTTTAAACAAGCAAAAAGGTTCTTTTGATACATTTACTATAAAAGCACCACTAGACAATCTTGGGGTAGGAAAAGGCGAAACAGATATAGAAGCTGGTTCACTTACTACCGCAGGCAATGAATCAATATCTTTAACAGGATTTACAGCAACTACAACTAATGTTTTAAAAGGTGGTGATTTAATAAAGTTTGCCAATCATAATAAAGTTTACATGGTCAGAGGTGATGTTGATTCAGACGGATTAGGACATACAACTATTAACATAACACCAGCACTAGTAAGTAGTGTAGCTAGCAGTGAGGCGGTTACTGTAAATAA